AACAGAGGAGACTTTTCCCATGACGACCGGTTATCAGTTTGTCGGACAGCAAGACCTGTCCAAGATTCGTGAACGCCTTGAGCGCATGGCGAAGTCTTTCAACGCCATTGGCTATCAGGGAATGCAGAACGCTGGCCGTACAGGCATCAGCGCTCTTACCATTGACTCCGCTGACCCTGTAATGTACGCAATCTGCGCACAGGAAAAGCAGCTCAAGTTGATGAAGAATGTTAAGACACTTAAGGCTACTCAGCCAGTGTACTTCTACAAAGTTCAAACAGCTATCGCTACACAGGGCCTTGACCTTGCTGGCTTTGAAAACTTCATGCCACAAGAAGACCAAGCTCAGTACGAACAAGTTGCTGAACCACTCAAAATCTATGGTATCAAGAAGACTCTTGGTGACATGGTTCGCTTGACTAACGAAGCAGGCGGATTCTTCGATGGCATCGACATCGAAAAAGAAAATGAGCGCAACGCTGCTATGGCTCTTTCAACACAGTTCGAGCGCGACGGTTATGCTGGCGGCGACTACTATGTTGACGCTGCGGGCCAAATCGACGTTGAAACTCCCTTGAAATTCCTCGGCAACCGCCGCATTCCAGCTATCCGTCAGCTCCGTGGTATTCAGAACAATATCCGCGAAGGTGAACGCGCTACTCGTGGTGTTACACCTGACTTCGTTGCTTACGGCAACTCTTTCTCAGTTGTTCAGGACCTCAAGGGCAAAGCTCTTGACCAAGAAGTTCTTGACGATACAACTACTGCAGTTGTTTCTAACGCTGGTGAAGTTTCAGAAGCTCACGCTACTCCAGCTCAGATTGCTGAGTTCCGTAAGACCTTCTTCGGTCTACAACGTGGTGACATCGCTCAGAACTTCGCTATTCGTGGACCTGACCTTAGCAACGCTGAAGAAGGCGGTTTCGCTATCATGTCAGTTTCTGGTCTTGTTAAGTTCATTCCTGCTATCTACAAGCACTCTGTTCGTCAGAAGGCTCTTCCAGTAACAGGAACTAACGGCGTTCCTCCAGCAACCCCAGTTATTGCTTCTGCAGCTTTGACTGTTGGTTCAGTTGGTTCAGAACTCAAAGTTGGCGACAAGGTTAAGTTCTTGGTTCAGGCTACTTCAATCTTCGGAATCAGCTCACCTGCTATGTCAGCAGAGTTGACTGTAACTGTTGACGGACAGGGCGTTGACCTCTCCATCGCAGCTCAGGCTGACGCTGAAGCCTTCATGGTCTTCATGACTCCTCGCGAAGCTGCTGGTAAAGCTGGTTCAGAAGGATTCGTTGGTAAGGTTGTTAAGGCTGCTTCTGGAGCTACTGCATTCAAGTATGTTGGCGCTGTTATGCCCGGCTACGAATCAGTTCTCTTCATGCCTTCATCTGAAGACCGCGTTAAACTCGCTGTTCTTGGTAACCTCCTCAACAAGTCTGACCTTGGCCGTCAAGGTTTGGCTCTTGAGAGCGTGTTCAGCTCCTACTTGGCAGTGGTTCTCCACAAGCCACGTTCGTTCGCTGTCCTCGACAACGTCAAGCAACGCCGCCGTATCTAATCTTTTGATTAGATTCTTAAAGAGGCCGCCCTTCAAGGTGGTCTTTTTTTATTGATTGGTAGAGTGTTTTTGTTGTAGTGTAAGTTAGGAGGTCTTTATGAAGGTTTATGCTTTTCCCGTTGTTGATTATTACACTTATGACGGTAAGTTGCTTGTGACTGGTGCCCTCTATAGTGAAGAAGGTAAGTTTCTTGTGTCAGTTAACGGGATTGGCCTGAAGGGGTTTCAAGAAAAAGTCGAAGAGATATGTAAGGTTAGGAGCTATGAGCCTGAGTATTCTCACCAAGCTCCGCAGTGGCTTATTAGAAAGATAATGGAAGCTAAAAATGAACAACAATCGAATTGAGTGCAATCTTTCAATTGATGCTACAAGTTTAGTACAGATGTCTTTTCGGGCGTCTCTGTTTGGCTATTCGGTCAAAGTAGTATTAAATCTAAAAGATTGGAAAATACATCGCAAAGTCAAGTCTTGGTTTGTGTTTGCTCATGTAGGGCCTGTCTATTTTAAAGTAGTGGACGAAAACAAACTGACTGACTACATTAATAAAGTCTTACAGGATAATGAAGATAAGCTTCATTCTGAGATGTAATAAAGAAAAAATGTTAAAATTGACGAGTGCAATGCAATTAAAAGGAGAAAAATAAATGGCTAACGTAGCGTTGCTTGCGACCGTAGCAGATTCTAAAGCTTCTCAACAAGCCGGTGGTGCATCGGCTCTCATGCCCTCTGGTGTAATTCTTCCGTTCGCAGGTTCGACCCCTCCTGTGGGATGGTTATTGTGCAACGGTTCTGCAATTTCAAGAACAATCTATGCAGAACTTTTCGATGCCATTGGAACCTTGCATGGCTCTGGCGACGGGTCGACAACATTTCATTTGCCCGATTATCGTGGTCGGTTTCTTCGTGGAGTGGACTCTGGAGCGGCTCGTGACCCAGACAGAGCGACACGCTCAGCAGCAAATAGCGGCGGAGCAACTGGAGATAGTGTTGGCTCTGTGCAGTCAAACGCAACCGCTAGAAATGGTTTAAGTGCATCATCCGGCGCTCAAAGTGCTGACCATGCTCATACAACATCAACCGGTGGTGCGTCAGCAAATCATAGCCATGGAATTGGTGGAGACGGGACGCATCGACATGTTAATGGTGGATATGAGAAAGCAAGAGGCGACGGTGGTAATACTAGCTATAATACCTTGACACACTTCGATTGGAGACAACACGACAGATACAGTAACTATGAAGGATGGCACAGCCACGCTGGTGGAACTGGAGGGCACAGTGTTGACCACGGTCACACAGGGACTTCTGGCGGAGTTAGCGCGAATCACAGTCACTCTGTTACAGTTGCCGCTGGCGACAATGAAACACGACCACACAATGCTAATGTTCATTATATAATTAAAACTTAACCAAAAGAAGAGGTTTGATATGAAATTGTTTTTGAAAAAAGGTGAATTAAAATGGTCAAATCGTGGCTGTCATGTTCTTGACGAGCAAGGCTTTGCTGTTTTTCTTAAAAACGATTTTGAAGTTGAATTTGATGATGAAAAAACATTTGAATATGTAAAATCAATTGTCATCAGTGACAGAGAATTGAAGGAACAAGAAAACAAAAAGCCAGCTTTAATTGTGTCAGAAATTACAATAATTCCAATAGTTGCTGAGAGGCCAACTCTTCAGGAACCAATCGAGCCGTTTATGCCCCCTGATGTTGAAATAAAAATTGAAGTAATGCCTCCGATGCCTGACTTTGACTCCGAAATAAAAAATTAGGATAGGAGCTGAAATTACTTCCAGCTCGTTAAGCCTTCTCTTTCTTTCATAACTTCAATGGCAGATTCTTCTAGGCTTATTCCCTCAATATCATGCCTCACAAGTGCTTCAATAACATGGTCTGGAGTCATGCCTTTACCTGTAAAGGCTGACTTCTGTTCATCGTTTAATTGCAGGCCAGAGATGTTTTCGATGAGGTCGAACACTTCCTCGTCTTTTGGCGGCATAACTCGAATGATTTTATTGAAACGTCCAGGACGATTGGTGAGCTGTGGGCCGAGCTGTTCAATAAAGTTAGTGGTGCAGATAATCAGTGTTGGTACTTTAAACAGACCAGCGACACCATCAAGGAAGTTCAAACAGCTTGGGTTGTAAATCGAAGAGTTGTTCGCGTAATCCCGACGACCAAAGTCTTCGATGATAATAACCAGCTTTTTCACGTCCTCTGCATATGCTTCCAAAAACATTGTCGTGAGTCTTTGGAAGTTTACATCACCGCCGACCTGAATGACAGCCGCACCTTCTTGTCCCAGCGTTTGGCGGCAAAAATGGCGAATTAAAGCAGACTTGCCCATGCCGGGGTCTGAATGCAGCAAATATGCTCGTTTGTTCTTTTTGAACTTTGCTGAAATTTCTTCGGATTTGCTAAAAAAGTTGTTGAAAAGTTTGGTCATGTACTTGCTTGTCTCAGTCTCAAAAAACTTTTCCTCTTCGAGCTGAATAGCTTTCAAGCCTTTTTCTTCGTCATAAAAATGAATGCCGCAACGAATTTGATATTTTTCCTTAAACTCGTACTCGGACTCCATTTTCTTTTTGGCTTGCTCTTTGAGGAACTCTTTCATTTCATCTGGAGCTTCTTGAACCGCTGACTCTTCAATCTCACCGTAATCAATGGTGTATGTGATAACTTTGTCTTCGTGAAAAATAAATGAAGAGCCAGTGACTGGCAATTCAACTCCGTTTTCGATTTTGGCAGTAGAGAGTATCTTAAGTTTATGATATTTCATAGCATTCCCTTTCTTTGTTAATGCAAAGAGAATGTAAAGACAAGGCAGGTAAAAGTCAATAAAAAAAACATTGTAAATTAGTACAGTGTTTATTAGGTAAGTGTATGACGTAAAATACATCTTAATGATGTACTTTACGCCCCTGTTGGTAGGACGAGTTTCATTATCGCCAGTGATGGCTGGTGTGGAGACGGAACCAGAAGCGGTAACGCTATGACTGTGGTCCGTACTCATTCCTGCTGAAGCAGTGGGGACATTCGACCCCCCACATGTTGAGATTGCCTGTTCCGGATTGAACTTGGACATTCTTATATTGAACCGTATTGTGGTCGTGTGTATGATTTTGTGATTGATTTAGCGTGTTTGCCGCAACTCCTGTGAATCTTGGTCGAGAGTTCACCAACCCATTCTTAGCTGTCTTACCAACTTGATGGCCGCCGACGGAGACGAAGTCTCCCCATAGGCCATGTTCCTCACCAGCGCAATATAAGCCGCTTTCAAAATCTCCACTCAGCAACACCAGTCTTAACACACCAATTATTCAAAACAAATTGTCTTGGCTTGGGATTCATGGCAGGAGCATCAAACTGAGCCATCAAAAACACATCGTCCAATACATTCTGCAACCCTCGTGCTCCTAATCCCTTATCCAAAGCATTCTTAACAATCTCTTCTACAGCACTCTCTTCAATAACCAACTCAATTCCCTCACTCTTAAACCACTCACTGTAGCTCTTCAAAACACTGTCTTTACTGTCTAACAAAATCTTTCTTAAGTCTTCAGCCTTCAAAGCTTCTAAGGAAGCAACAACACTAAACCGCCCCAAGAACTCAGGAATCATTCCGTACTTCACTAAGCTATCTGTCTTATGTTCTTCCAACCCAACAAACGCTCCAGAACAAATAAACAAAATATTACCAGTGTGAAGTTTTCTAGGGATATTGTTTATCTCATAGCCAATCTCACTTCCCTCTAATAACTTCAATAGACTCTGCTGCACGCCAACTCCATTGACATCAGGAGAGCCGTCATGGCTGCTCTTTCTTCTAATCTTGTCAATTTCATCAATATAAACAATAGCTTTTGATGCTACTTCATCATTAAACTCACACATTGCACACAATTCACTAATGATTTCAGTGACATCTTTACCTGCATAGCCAGCACTTGTAAACTGAGTGGCGTCTACCATCATAAATTTACAATTCAAGAACTCAGCCAACTTCTGTACAGTAAAAGTCTTGCCACTCCCCGAAGGCCCTATCATCAATACATTCGACTTCTTAATATTTGCTCCATGGCGTGTTCTCTTGTAGTGGTTGTAGGCAGCAACAGATAGAGCCTTTTTGGCTTTATCTTGTCCAACAACAAAAGCATCTAGATAGTTTTTAACGTCTTTAGGAGTAAACATAGAAAGTCCTTGATTGTAGGTCAGCAGTGCTTTATAACATTTTAGATGTGGAGGCGCTAATGAAGGGTCGCTTGACTGACAAAGAAAAAGAAGAATTACGTAAGTTATTAGAAGAACAAGAAAAACCTCAAGACGACAGTTGGTTGATGGCAGACCACTATGCCAAGTTGTCTAAGAAAGAAAATCCCAAGAACTATGGCTGTAAACTTTGTGACAAGACTCACTTCCCTAAAGACTGTCCTAACAGAAAGAAAGTAGAGTCAAAGCCCAAGTACACTTATAGCTATTACAACCATGACGATACTGGAGACTAATCATGCCATTAGTTGGAGATAAACTTAAAAGTAAGATGCAGCAGACTCTTGAAAAGTCTCTTAAAGAACAGTTTGCAAAAGACGCCAAGGATAACGCTAAGGCAGAAGAGATGTGGAAGAAAATGGCAGCAGCCATTGCCGAAATTGCAGTTGATATTGTACAGACAATTCAACAAGATGCAGAAGTAGCTCCCGGTATTCCAATCACAGTCAACCCCGGCATCCCTACAGCAGGCAGCCCTGCAGCCCAGACAACAGTAGGCCCCGGTACAGGTACGACAACGTCTACTGGAAAGATTTTGTAAGTCTATTGGCTACTTCGTTTAATGTGGCCAATATAAGTCATCAAAATATTTAAGTTTTATTAAAACAACAAAATTTCTATTGACCAACTGAACTTTTTATCTCAAGTTTCAGCCTCTATTGACGATAAGAATAGTAATGGAGGTGATGTATGACAAAGTTCAACCAAAGACTTGCAGCAGCTTTCATCCACCCAATTGAGAACTATGAGCTTGTTGGAACATCTGAGGGCGAGTCTGCTTGTGCGTGCGGCCACCCTATCAGAAACATCTACACTGTGGCCTGCAATGGTCACGAGGTTGAGTTGGGAAGTGAGTGTATTGAGACTTATGCAGGACTTGAGGGCGTCCGTCAGCAAGTTCAGGCTCAACGTGAGCGTGAGAAAGAATTGGCTAAGGCTCATAAGGAGCACTTGGAAAACCAAGAGCTGCAGGCTCTGTTGGCGGAATACTCTGCCCTTCTCTCTCCCTACAGAGAGAAAGTCCAGAACAGAGTCAGAATTCCCTATGAGATTTACAGGCTCATCCACGGTGGTGGCCTGAAACTCTCTGGCCTCAAGTCCCTCAAGGGAAAAATTGCCAGAGTGCAGAAAGAGCTGAGAAGAGCCAAGGCTATCATTAATACTGTCAATGTGGCGTAAGGAGACTGCTATGCTTATAGATAAACTTGGAATCATTGGATTAGTAGGGGCACTTGCCGCACAACTTGCGGCGATTGTTGCCATAGCAGTCTATGCTCCGTTAGTCGTGTCTGTACCACTGATTGTGGCACTTATTATCTTTTAAGGAGAAACCCATGAAGTTCACCTACACACTAGAAAGCAACGACAGTATCACTTACACAGTCATCGAAGAGACTGCAGGGGTGTTCATTGGCTACACACCAGAGCAAGTGGCTAAAGTAGCCGAAGACCTATGCCCCAACTACCAGTCCCATAACTTTTCCAATTTGTTTTCAGATATTTACTTTAACTATTGCGTCAGGAAACTCCTTAAGGGAGAGTCTATCCCCAATACCTACACTAAGGCTTTTGGCGAAATAGTTTGACTTACACGCATTTTGACAGTAAAACATCACTAGGAGGTATACGATTATGATTGAAGGACTTGTTGCTACTGGACTGTTGGCTCTTTTTGTTGGACTTAGTGCTAGGACTCCAGAGGTGCCAAACCACAACACCCAATACTGTGTGGCTGCCCCTACTCGCTCTAACCCCAAGCAGGAAAGAGTTGTTTCAGTAGATGAAATTGTACAAGACTCCAGTTGTCCAAAGGGCGCTCAGTGTATTCGTCAAGGAGAGCTTAAAGTAGTCAAGAACTGCTCTAAGGGGTCTATGACACCAGCACCCTCAAAACAAACACCACTCTCAGAACGTAAGGCTAAGTGATGATTAAGTTTATTGCTTTGGCTGCATCAGTTGTGGCAACTTCTTTTGGTTTTGCACAAGAAGAAACCCCTAACCTACAGCCGCCCGAATGTCTACAGCCAAATATTGACTTTTGGCATAGCGTTTACACGAAATACACCAAACATGACCTTATCGTCTTCAATAAAGAGACAATGGAAATTTATGGTGTGTACCCTAGACCTAAAGGAAGCAAACGAGCAATCAGAGCAGCTAAAAGAAAACTTATCCACAAGTACGCCAAGACTCTCCCCAAGGCAGAAAGAAAGAATGTTTCTATTCAGGGAGGAGCACGCGGCTTATTCGAGAAGGGTTTACTCAACTTCGGGGTTCACTACCCTGCCATAGTAGAAGAACTAGAGAAGCACAACATGCCTCCTCAGATTGCCCTATTGCCATTCGTAGAGTCAGCCTACAACTCTAAGGCAACAAGTCCAGTTGGTGCAGTTGGTATGTGGCAGATTATGCCTAAGACAGGCAGAATGTATGGAGTCAAAAACAAAAAACACCTTAGAAACCATGAAGTAGCCATGAAGACAGCTATTAAGATTCTTAAAGCTAATAAAGAGCTACTGGGAGATTGGACACTAGCTATCAATGCTTACCATTCAGGCCCTGGCAGACTCCTTAAGGCTTCCGACATAGCGAAATCTAAGGACATTTGTGAAATACTCAACTTTATGGACGCAAATGACGTTAAGATAAAAGGCTACAAGTTCCACAGTAGAAACTATGTAGCTCAATTGTTTGCAATAGAAAAAGCAGTTTTTAATGTAGAAGAAGAGGGGGTAATAGAAGATGAAGATGAATCCACAACAGAATATTACGAATCAGGACTTGGACTTGCTAGGCCCTTCAGGTGAGATTCTTCATTTGGAGGACGTGGCTAGTATTAGGGCTATCACCATCAATAACTTGATGGATGATACTTACTTTGTGACAGTAGTAGATGTGCAAGGAACAACTAGACATAACTACCTATGTACTTTTAAGTGTCTTAACTACTTAACTTTAATGTTGTTTGTAGAAGATGAAAAAGAAGATAAGACACAAATTACTATTAATTTTGAGTCTTTAATGACTTTGTTGACAAAGTCACGTAATCTTGGTTATAGTGAAGCTGCTGGAGACGCAGAAGAAGGCGAAGAGTCTGAGAGCGCCATGGAGGCACTCATGAGCCGCGAGTCCAACGCAATGCTTAATTAAGGTTGCATGCTTACGAGACTTGGTTGCATGCTTAAATTGCAACTTTTCTAACAGGAGGTTGAAGTGAACTTTTCAGATGAAACCTTAAACAAGCTTAAGGCGCTGCAGGTAGACCCTGCTACTCTATCCCAAGAAGAATACTTTCTAGCGACCCATATCCAGATGCCCCGTATTATCTATAAGGGTAACAACAATCTATCTTTGCCTGCCTACCAAACAGAACAGTCATCTTGCTTTGATATTCACGCAGACGAAGACACGCAGGTTCTCCCCCAAAGCATGGCTATCATTCGCACGGGTCTATACCTGACCATGGAAGAGGCGGCTCATTTCATTAACCTCAACCCCGCAGTCATGAATATCGCTCTAATCCTAAGAGAAAGGTCTGGCTTGGCAGCCAAAGGTATTTCGCTTGGCGGTGGCGAGATTGATAGAGATTACCTTATTGAGAATAACCCAGAAAATGAAATTAAAGTAATACTCCGTAACCATTCAAATTCAGTGCTTTCTGTCCCGGTAGGAACAAGAATCTGTCAGGCTAAGTGGGAATTGGTGTTGCGCGACCCCTTTCTTGATGTTAAGAACAATAAACGCACCGGCGGTCTAGGAAGTACAGGCAAATGAAACCAGCCAAGAAGATTCCAAAAGATTCAGCACAGCCACTCTATCTTGTTTCCCAAGAGACAAGAGAAGCTAGGCTTGTGCCCCCTTCTTGGAAGAAGCTTGTCTTGTACGTCTTTGAAGAAAAGCTATCGTCTAAGTCCAAGCCCACCTCATACGTCGTGGGCTATGACTCTCTCATAGAAAATCCCTCCCCAACAAACCTCTTCTATGAAGGTCTATATGAGACTGAATTCGGCGGCAGACGCAGGATAAAGTCCGAAGAAGAATATCTATTTGTTTTTACTGAGAAAAATAAATTCAAATCACTTCATTTTAGTCAAAATACCCTGCAAAAGTGGACACTTACAAGGATTATTTCGGATAAAGACGAAATTAGTTCTATTTTAAGTTGATTTTTCTAGCACATGTCTAACATAATTGTTATATTTCAATTTGACTCAGGTTTTTTCTGAAAATCTGATAAAATCTACATGTAGCGTTTGGCCACAATATTCAGGAGCCATAGATATGACAATCGCATTTTCAGTTGGCGGGTCACGAGTTGTTACCCCCGGTGTTTATTCTGTATTTAAAGTACAAGACTCACTACTTAACGTAGTGGCATCTGCTCGTAATATTCTATTGATTGGTGAGGCTTCTGAAGGCGTTCCCGGCAACATGCTTGACCCAACGACTGCTTTCTTCAGCGACTACCCAACAATGCAGGCTTTTTTTACATCAGGCCCAATGGTTGACGCTGCTCGCCAGTTGTTTACTGTTCAACCTTCTGCTGTATTCACTGGTTCAGTTGGCCGCGTTTACGCTCAGCAGACTAACCAAGCTACCCGTGCAGAGAAAGCAGTTGCTTCTCCATCTGCATACGGAAAAGTTGTTGCCACCAAGTTTGGTGAGTCAGGCAACTTCGTTAAATCACAAATCGTTGCTTCTCCAGAAGTTCTTCCTTCACTTTCGTTTCAGGTTTTGCCCGTTACAGTGAACATGGAAGCTGCAGTCTCTGGTGTTAAAGAGTCAGGCACTGCTGCTCTTTCCTTCACTGGTGTCGCAAGCTTTGCTTCTAACCTATCTACACTCTTGGGCGCTAAGGCTTCTGTCTCTGGCGGAACACTCCAAGACGTTGTCCCTACAGGCGCTGACCTTACCCTAGCAGTCTCAGGAAATGACGTAGTTGTTTCTAGTGACCTTGCTTGGAGCAATCTACCCAAAGTTGGCGAAGTTGCTATCATTCCTCACAGCTCTGGTCTTATTGGTGCTACTGACAAGAACATCGGTAGCTACGTTGTTAAGGCTGTTAGCGCAACAACTGTTACTCTCGAAAAAGTCCGTCAGATGGACAACACAGGAGCTAACGCAGTTGCATGGGCTGCTCCAGAAGCAGTATCAACTCCTGTAACAGCAGGCACTGCTCCATTCACTTATGCAACTGGCGAAATCATCTTCGTCAACCCTGTTAGCATTTCTGTTGTAGAAGCAGCTAAAGAAGGCTCAGGCGCTTCTCTTGAGTTGGCTGCAGCTTCTGCTTCTCTCTTGGGCGTATCAGCTCTTGCTCGTATGTCTGCTCGCTCAAACCTACTCAATGCAGCTAACGCTTCATTCGCTACTGTTTCTGCTTCTGCTGCTTCAGACACACTTACCGTTGCTCTTGGAGCAAACGCAGTATGGGTAGCTGTTCCTAAACTTGGCGACGTTGTCTATGTTTCACCAAGTTCACAGCTAGCAGGCGGCTCTAAGCAAAACGTCGGCCTCCATGTTGTTATGGCAGCTTCTCCTTCATCAGCAGTTCTTAAGAGACTTGATGGCGGCTCAGCAGCTTCTGTTTCTTCAGTCGCTGTTGCAGGTAACGAAGCTTTATTGCAAGCTGTTCCTTCAGCAATCAGCTCATCGGTTGCTGCTAAGAAGACAGTTTCATCAAAAGAAGCTCAAGTTTCAATGAACACCCTCAATACCCTCAGCGGCGAGAGATTCCCCTCTGACAAAATTGGAGGTAAGGTTGTTCTTGAAGTTTCATATGTCGGCTCAGCCGCTGTTGCTAAGGTTTCAATCGACTCTAACCGTCGTATGAAACTCGTTGCCGACACCGTAGAAGTTTCATTCCCAACAGGCAAGTACCCAACTCTCGCTTCTCTTGCTGACCACATCAGTGCTCAGTCAGGATGGTCAGCTCGCGTTGTTGACGCTACTTTCAACTCTGCAGCTCCTTCTGTCCTCGATATGGTAGACGAAGTTGCTTGTAAGTCACTCACATCAGAGCAGGCATTCTCAGGCCGCCTCAAGAATGACTACAGTGCTTGGACTTCATTCTTTGCATCAACTGTTTCAGTTGTTGACTTTGTTGCAGGCGCTCGCGCTACTAAGGCAGGCTTGCCAGCAGGCGAAGCTTCACAGTCATTCCTCCTTGGTGGAGCTAAGGGCGCTACTTCAAATGCAGACATCCAAGCTGCTCTTGATGCTGGCCTCAAGATTCCAACCGTTCAAGTTCTTCCATTGTTCTCACGCGATGCTTACCTTGACGTTGCTGACGGCTTAACTGAGCCAGAGTCAACCTACTCCATCGACGCAGTCCACGCTGCCCTCAAGGCTCATGTTGCTACTGGTTGGTCTTCAGCTATCCGCCGTGAGCGCTTCGGTCTAGCTTCATTCTTCGGCTCATTTGAAGAGTCCAAAGCCAAGGCCCAGACACTCAACTATGAAAATGTCTCTATGACATTCCAGTTGGCTCGTGCTACAGGCGCTGACGGTAATGCTCAGTGGTTCCTCCCATGGATGCTCCAGTGCTGTATGGCTGCAGGTCGTTCACAAGCAATCCTTGGAACTCCCTTACTCCGTAAGTCATTCAACGTCCTCGATGTTAAGCATATCCCTGAGTCTTCAATCTACTCAGATACGCTTATGCGCGACTTCGACCCCGCAAGCAAAGCTATGCTCGACGAAGCTATTGAAGCCGGCTTGTTGACTATGGGCGTTGTTGAAGGTGCAGGACTCCGTCTTGTGTCTCCAGACCTCTCAACCCGTAGCCGCGTCAATGACCCCAAGGCATGGGTTTATGAGCGTAACAACGTATCCTTTATCTTCATCGAAGTTATCCAGACTCTCAGAAGCGTTCTTGAGAACTACGTCGGCGAGAGAACTACAGACGTTACAACCTCTGAAGTTGCTTCTACTGTCGTCAACGTCCTTTCTTCGTTCGTTACAAGTGGTGCGATTGTTGCATTCAGCCGCAACCCACTCGTTACGGACCTTGGAAATGGCTATGCGGTACAGGTTCAAGTTCGCCCTGCTGAGGCCCTTGAATTTATTTCACTTGATGTAACTGCGACAAGAAATCTTTAATCATGGTGGGGGTAAAATACCCCCATGATTAAGTTAGGAGACTAAAGTGGCAAGCACGAACAAATTACCAGCATTCTTAGATGGAGCAAGACTCGTCATTGTAATAGACGAAAAGCCGTTTGCTTTTTGCGAGGCCCTTAGCTTCTCTGACAATATGGCTTCGCAGTTGACTATGGGTATTGGTTCGTATAGCCCCCACACTAACGAGCCTATGATTTACTCAGCTCAGGCATCTCTCAGAGTATTGCGTTATACTACAGCGGCTTTGGGACAGAAAGCGCTTAGTAGAGGCGATGCTAATATTCCAGACATGAAAAGCAAGATGGACACAATTTCTGGTACAACAGGAATGACTAACGATAGAGCATCAGACGGTAACTCCTTGATGATGCTTAATAGTTTTTCTCCAGTCAAAATGCTTCTAGAGTCTACTTTTGATATTAAAGTTTATACTCGCGTTGGAGAGGGTAAGAAACTATCAGAAAACCCTACGTATGTAATGAGGGACTGTTTAATTACAGACCTTTCTATTCGTTTTAACGTAGGCGCTCTTGTATCAGAAGATGTTTCTATTCTTTGTCGTCTAATCGAAGACAAAGACGAACGTATTACTAAACAATAAAGGTAACTAACAATGGCAGCTCAAACTCCATTTTTTATGTCTGGCCCAAGACTCCTCATCAAAGTTGATGGAGTAAAGGTTGCGTATGCTGTTGGCCTAGACCTTCGTGTAAGCAGAAACGTACAGATTGTAAACACACTCGGCAGCTTCGCTTCAGTTGCCATTCAGGCAACAATGTACAACGGCGTCTCTGGTAGCATGCAGATTGTTCGACTACTTGACTCGGCTTCTCGCACTTCGTTAAACACAAACGCATCTGCCACCAAAGCCGCCGATAAAAAAACTTTACAATCACTTCCAGACCCTGCTTTAACAGGTCTTAAGAATCCAGCAACAGTAGAAACCGTGGGTACATCAAATTCGACGATTAGTGCCACCGAAAACCTTAAAAGGCACTTAGACCCTGCTTCAGTTTTGGCGTCCTCTACTTTTGATATTGAAGTATGGCAGATGTACCCATCAAACAGCGCAGTTGCAAGCAAAACTGGTTCTTTAAATAATGAAGGTGTTCTTGTAAAACACTTTACTGTGCAAAATTGCAGACTTAACTCTCGTTCAGCTAGTATTTCTGCAGGACAACTCCTTACAGAATCGTTCTCGTTTACTGGTACATTGCTAGTATCTGAAGACCGCGTGGGCGGCGAAGGGGATGTTGCAGACTCATCTGCCTTTGGCTCGGCAGTCTAATCTGGCTTGACTCTTTTAAGGCCCATGGTATAAAATACCTCTAGATGACCTCTAGGGGTATTTCTTTTTTTAGGAGTAATATCATGACTTTAGTGCAACTGTCTAAAAATACAAACAATAAATACTCCTCATCAGATACCTCTTTAAAGACGTTTACAGTACATCTTAATGATGGCTCTGAGTTAGCTGTTAAGGCTGTTTCTTGGCTTATTTCCGATTATGGCAAAGTTTGCTTCTATATGCAGTCACCAGAAGAAATTGCAAAGATGTCGATGAAAGGCCAAGAGCCAATCGCCGTCTATGCAATTAGACGCAGCATGGTAGATAGCGTTGCGGAAGCAGGCGCTGTTACTGTTACGGTAAAAAGTCGGGGACGAAAACCCGTTAGAAGAAAAATCAAAAAATGAACGGTACGAAGAACGCATGGAGAAAGTCGATGGAAGAACTCGGCCAGTCTTTTAAAGACGCTGCCGAGCGTGACAAAGCTTTAGGTAAAAACCCTAAAGTATCTCTTCCGCAGTATATGTCAGGCGCTCGCGCTTACGTTGCTGTATCAGGAGAACTTGTCGCAGTCTGTCAAGATTTCAACTACACTATTGACTTTACTCCAGAAGAAACTCGCACTATTGATACTCACGTTCCATGGGATATTTCTGTAGGTCAAGTTTCTATTAGAGCTTCGTTGAGACAGCTTATTGACCCCGCAGAATCTCCTGAGTCTCAAGGTCTATGGGCAAACATGGCATCTATTATCCATCAGCCTTTGATTGAACTCGAAGTGTTTGATAAGCTCGGTCAGAAGATGTTTTATGCAAGAGGAATGTTTACAAGAATCTCAGGAAGTGTTACGATTGGTTCATTGTCAAACAGAAGTGTTGACTTTGTTGGAACTGCTTATGCTCACAACGTGACTCAGAGTTTCGTTCCTTATAAAAAATAATTAACCCATGGTGATTTTATGGAACCATATTTGGCCGAGCGCATCGAAGCAGCCAAGAAAAAAGCAAAACAGATTATTGATGGAAAGATTGATGACGAGTCTGACTTGAGGCTCGTCTTTCAATTTGTTTTATGTCAAAAGTACAACATGCCGATATTCGACCCATACTTTGAAGAAAGAACTCTTGACGAACTTATGTTTGAAGTCTATCTTCATAAGGAAGTTGCTGCCAAAGCTGACCCAGAATTAGCCAAAGAAGAAGCGGCTGATTACATCAGAGAGGAAGCAAGCAAGGATGAATACTGGGAAGACCTAGATATTCAGTCTGATGAAGATTTCCTAGAACAGGCAAAAAGAGACTTTGGTTTGAAACAGGAGAAAAAAGATGAGCAGCCTTAACCCTATTATCTTTATTGAGCTGGATGTTGTCGGGACTACAACGGGTGAAAAGTATCAAGGGACTTTTGAACTCAAAAAGTTTCTTTCCCATAGAGATATGACTGACTCATCTCGTGTAGCCAACAGGCTGTCTACGGGTCTACGCCGCCCCCCTTCCTATAGTGTCCCTGCTCTTTTGGCGGGTATCAAGGATGCTCTTCAGAATATTCATGACGAAGTAGCTGTAGGAGTAGAAGATAAGGATAAAGTTGCTCTAGTGGCAAGTGACGAGGCAGTCCGTCGTGTAATCGAAGGAATTTTGCCTGAATTGAGAGATATTGACCAACAAGCTGAATTTATTCAAATGCTTGCGGTTCTTAACGCTCATATCGTTAAAGCTCCTGACTGGTGGAAACCTAAGAACGAAGAGCTTGGTGGCTATCATTTGTTGGACTATACTCCTATTCTTGAACTTAACCGTCAGCTATCAGAAGCACAACGCCCCGTCGATAAAGAAGAAAAAGCCGAGTAAGGCATAAAATGTCACTACTGTAATGGAGTACCTATAGTGTGACACGCATAAACGTAGACCTATCAGACTTATTAGCCCCTATTAGGCAGATGCGCGAAGAGATTCAGAAGATGAATGAAGCTCTTCGCTCTACTGTGCAATTGCAAGCACAGATGGCTGCCCATCAAAGGCAGGCGGCTGGTGGCTACTCTCCTACTAGAACAGGACTGGCTCTTGAAATACAGGACAGGATTGCTGCACGTGGCGGCCCTGTAGGCAACAATGTTTATGCAATTGGTAGTGGCGCTCCCATTCCTCCGTCTAACATTAATCCTACAGGTAGCCCACTTGGCTCAATTCTTCCCAGTGCTCAATGGCAACTTTCTCGCGGTGGTGTAGGCTTAGCTCAAGCGTTTGCTGGACAAGCTGGCTTTCAGAATGATTTGGCCGCCAAAAGAGAGCGCGAAGAAGCAATTAAGATATTGTCGGGCAGTGCCAACACAACAGCAAAAATCCTATTAGATGTATCTAAGAAGATAGAGCAAGAAAGGGCTGCTGCTTCAGAGTCCCTTAAAAGAGCAACCGAAGAATACGGCAAAGCATCCGAGGCTGGAGCCAAAGACCTAGCCAAGTTTGCAAAAGAACTAGACCAAGCAGCCAAAACTTTTAATAAAGTCAATCAAAAGGCCGAACAGTTTGGCGAAACTTTAGATGACTTTATTAGAGCAGGCGGCCCCGGAGGCGGTGGAGGCGGAGGGGGCGGTCGTATACCCTCGTTCCGCGAAATGTGGGGTGGTTTATCTGGGTCAGAAAAAGCATTTGCTATTGGCGGAGCTGCATTAAAGGCCGCCTCGATAGGATTTAAGGGATATAGCGAGTACCAAGGCTTTAGAGCTTTGGGTATGGAACAAGATGTTTCTGTCAGGTCAAATCTTGCCAGAGACTTAATTTCAGCAAATCAATTAAGGTATCAGGAGTACATGGCACAAGTTGCTCCCACAACAGGAGAGCAATTTGTAAGGAATTTTGGAAATCTTTTAACTCCCGGCAAAAATACATTTAAATACTTAGGAATTAACAATAGAGCAAGACTCGAACAAGAAGCTACTTACTTTTCTAACCTAGACCGTCAAGCCGAAAAAGCCAGAACCGATGAGCAGTTTTATGGTAATTTAGGAGTCACTGCAGCAGCGGGCGCTACCACTAGTTTGGGTATGTTTTTAGCGTCTAAAGGCGGCCAAGAGATTGTAAAAGCCCAGCTAGCAAAGATAGCCCTCAAAGCAGGTACAGGGACTGTATTAGGTTCGGCTCTGCCAGTTATTGGCAATATATTGGGCGGAACATCGGGAGCTGTTCTTGGTGTAGGGTCGGCTTTAGTTGCTGGCTATCAAGGATATCAAACCTATAAAGCATCTCAGCAAAGGGCAGCTACAACTCGTACTGGTCTAGAAGAAGGCGGAACGTCGTTTGCTGGCCTTGGAGATGTAGCTGCTACGGGGCAAAGAATAACTAAAATAGCCGAAATTGCGAATAATGAAGAGCTATACAGACAACAAGAGTTGTCTTCTTTTGCTGCTAGAAAACTAGCAATGGGTATCGACGAAAACTTGGCTGCACTTAAAATGCAAACAGCAGCAACAGCCATGGCCGGCGGAGCAGCAGTAACAGGCTTTGAAGGATTGACTCCTGGAGCGGCAGACCGCTATGCAAGATTAGGCTATTCAATTCCAGAAGTTGGCAATATCTATAATACCTACGCTAGTATGATGGGGACAACTAGAGGGGCTGGCCGTCTTCTCGGATTAAGCCGCGCAGGCGTTGGCTCTGTTGAGCAAATGGCAAGTAACGTGTTTGGTATTTCTGCTGTTTCTGGCAAGCAAGGGGATACTAAACAGCTTGAAAATATCTTTGCCAAGGCTTTTGAGGCAGGACTTAAAGGTGCTCCAGCTATTCAAAGATTCTCGCAAGCTGCTATGGAAATGTCTCAGGCATTAAAGATACAGTCGGCCACGGGTGCCGCAGGAATGTTAGGTACTCTGACAGGAGCTATGGCTGGCGCTAAAGGCTCTGCTGCTTTTTATATGGAAGAAGCCAGAAGTGGCTTAACGGGTCTTGCAGGAGCCACGGGCGCTACAACTGGACTTATGGGAACTTTGAAAGTCCTCTCAGGCGCTGCTTCTGGATTAGGTATGGGCACAGGCTTGGGAATGGTCAGCCGTTCTAATATAGTTCAAGCTCAAGAGGCTCTACAGCAGCTTCAAAAGAGCGACTATACTGAGATGACGGGTTTGGCTCGCAAGATGGTTGGCGCTCAGGTCGCTTCGGGCGTGTCGCCAGCTCAAGCTATTGCAAATGTTCGCAGAGCGCTAGAGGGTCAAGTTGCAGCACAGGCAGCTCCTTTTTCAGCTCAACTTGAGATGAAGGGCGAATCTCTCTCTGCTTTCCAAGATAAAGCAAAGCAGCTCGTTGCTCTGTCGAAAAACAAAGACCCCAAAGTAGCCGCAAAAGCCAAAGAAGATTTAAGAAACCTAATGTTCCGGTTTGAAGATGTAACTACGGGCGTAACCGGTCTTGAAGCGGAAGGTTCGTCAGCAGCTTTATTGTTAGGCCAAGTTGCAGCAGGAGACTTTAAGCAAGGAAAACAAATACTAGACCGCGAAAAAGGCAAGGGAGCAGCAAAAGCAGCAGCAGACTTCTCTACTGTTCAATACAAAAAGGTTTTGAACCAAGCAGCCCTCGCAGCTCAAGGAGCTATTAGTGGAGTAGTTTCTGAAAAAGACTTGTTGGAAACTGCAAAATCTCTGGGTCTAGAGGGAACTCCTGCAGAACAGATGAAGCAACTTAGAGATGCTGCAGGTATTTCTAAAAATGAAGAGTTTACTTTTAGTAAACTTTCTGGTGCAATGTCTGTGTTGGCAAACAAAGAAGGTGGTATTGGCGGCAGAATCAGTATGCTTGAAGATATTGGTGATGAGGCTCTGAGAAAATTGGCCGCTGCCATAAAAGGAGTTCCGCCACCAACCAGTAATGCAATGCCCGCAAAACCCGGCGTTGGTGCCCCCAAAGCTCCAGCGCCAAATTTTACGCAAGGGCAAATTGATGTTCTTAAAAATATAAAGTAATAAGAATAGAAAAACATAAGGGATTTTTATGAAAGTGAAATATTTAAATAATTCAACAAGATGGGAAGTTATTCTATTTGATTATATTGACGATGTTCCCACTTCAGACCCCCCTAAAGTCGCTGTCTACAGCGGAAACAGAGGCGTTGTTGGAATTAGCGTATCAAGGTCAAAAGCCTCTATTCAAAACACAGCCAGTATCAGTATCGTAGGTGAACTCAATGCTGCCTACACGGTTGGCAACTGGGTGATTATCAAGTCAAAAGTAGGTAAATTTAAAGAAAAGAGCGACGAAAAAAGCGCTTTTAAAGACGTGTCTCCTCTAAAAGAGGGAATCATTAGATTCATCGGACAGATTACTACTATTCAGAACTCGTACTCTGTTGACGGTTCGGGCTTGCTAGTAAAAAGAGCTACCGTTCATATCAGAGAGTGGTCTAGTCTGCTAAACATTCCTGTTCGGATTGATGCGTATTCAGTTTCTAGCTATACTAATCAAACCCAAGAGGCGTTGGGTAGACTTAGTTTTGTTGATGGCAAGGTTTCAAAAGTAAACTACGTTCAGCCTAGAAATATTCAGTTTCAAAAACTTGCACAGCAGCTTATTGACCCATTTGTGGGCGCTGGATTGGTATTGTCTATTATCGGTGGACTAAACACAGACTCTCAGACCGGAGCAAGTTTGGGCGTAGACTTAGGAGAGTATCAAAAGGTGGTTAGTATGTCTAGACTAACCTCAAGGATGCCTAGTCTCCCTCAAGAACTGCTAGACTATTTAGAATTGCCTAAAACAACTCAAACCAACAATGCGTTTGCAACGGGCTTTACTAATACACTACTAGGCGTAATGTACGCAAATTCATCTTTTGAGGGGTCTAAGTCAGGCGCGTTAGATGGATATGGCAAAGAGGAACGCGACCCAAAATCTTTTAATGGATACTTTAATAGTTACAGTCAGTTAAAGTCAATGTTTTCAAATTATCAAGACAGGCCAGTAAAGTCAAACTTCTTTTCTTCTTTAGGGAAGGGTGCTTCTGCTTGGAGTCTAATTCAAGAGCACATTGACACTACGATTAATGAAGCCTTTACTGACATCTGGTATTTCAAGACAGAATCAGGAGCTACTACCTCATTGCCGATGATTATTTTGCGAGACAAGCCTTTTGCCCTCAAGACTTTTTTAACAGACCCAGATAACCAAATTAAGCACACAAAGTGGACGGCGTTTGATGACCTTCCCAGAGTCTTTGTAGATGACGTAATGATACAAAGCGTGTCTACAACAAACAGCTTCTTTACTTCTCCTAACTTTATTGAGCCTCAGTTGCAAACAGGCGAAGTCGGCTCGTCAAGAACAGATGACCCTACGACAATCCTAACAACAGCCGTACATCGTATTATTGATGATGGAGCGATTAATAGATTTGGAACTATTGAACATTATTGGAATACTGTTTATAGTGCTCCAACAGCTAAAACAAGCGAATCTGGCACTGTATATGTTCCGTGGTTTGAAGATACTAAAAAACTAATGTACTATTGGCATGCCTTGAGTTATCGTTTTGGAGATGCTAGTCTTACTTTGAAAGACAATGACTTGCCAATCATGGTTGGTTGCAATCTATCTTTCCCTATGGGCAAGAATGTATTGTGCGGTCACGTTGAGTCAGTAAGTTGGAGTTTTAGTATTGGTATGGATGGTTCAGCATCGACGACAACAAACGTCCAGCTTTCTTACTTGTGTAAAGTAAAGAGCAAGCTAGAAGATGATAAAGATGCAGGAGGGTTAACTTTGATTGGACCAGCAGGCTTTACTGATTTGACTGACCCAGAGCTTGCTGACTCTAACATTAGAGAAACATTTAAGTTTCCAGAATTTAAAACAGAAATACCTAAAACACAAGAATTATTACCAAAATTAAATTTACCTAAGTTACCGAAAGCGCCATTCTGATGAGTAATATACCTTATGCACCATCAATTTCGGTTGGAGAGATAGTCGCTGTTCAGGAGCCAACTTCTGATACAGATAGAGTGACCAAGTATTTTGTAAGGATTGAAACAGATAACGGAACATCAACATTTGTGTCAAACGTCGTTGCGTCTACCTTTATTGGTGGAGTTGCAGACGGCTTTAAGATTTATCGTCGTCCAACTACAGTTGATGATAAACCATATGAAATCGACAATAAGACTCCATTTGGCGTAGGCGAAAGAGTTATCGTTGCCTTTATCAATAACGATATTAGACGTGGAATTATTATTGGCGGCTACAACAGAATCGTAGACCTAATAGAGCTCCCTGAGCCAGAAGAAAAGAAACCTCAAATGCGTTTTCAGTATTTGGGCATGATTTTTGATATTGACACTAAGGGACAACTTACGATTACCCATACAGGTGCCCCTAAGATTACAGACAGCCCTAGCGATGTCCCTGAAATAGACGAAAAGAAAGTTTCAGTCTTAACACTAAAAGATGATTCAAGTTTTGCTTTTGTGGACGCTAATAAGCAATCTATCGTGGTAGATGCAACTAAGAAAAAGATAGAAATATCTTCAGACAAAGAAAAAGTATCTATTGACCAAAAAGGCACTATTAAAGTTGAGTCTTCTAAAGAAGTTATCGTTAAGGCGCCCAAAGTTGCGTTGGGAACGTCTTCGACAGAATTACTTGATTTAATTGATAAATTGTTAGAAGCATTACAAAAGGCAGCCCCTCAGCTAGTGCAAACAGCAGTAGGGCCGGGAGCTATGGACCCTAATCTGATTACCGCTGTAGCAGAAATAAAAACTAAATTGTCTCAAATTAAAGGGAAAGTTGAATGACCTACGTCTTTTAAAATAGATGTAGGGGAGTGACAATGAATTTAAAGTCTTTAGTAAAACAAGCTGTAGACCAAGTAAAGACTAAGCTGGGGATTGGGCCTGCTCCTAAGCCCGAAGGAGGCGCTAACTCCGTTGCTCAATTATTAAAAGATGCTTATTCAGAAAAATCTCCTTTTTATTCTGTTACAGCAGAAGACTGGTACAAGACATTCCCTTATAGATTTAAGATAGTTGTAAAAGGTAAGCCCACTTACTATTCTTTACCTATTCCCCCAGAAGCTCTAAGCTATCAAATGGTATCAGCATCTCAGCTAATTCCGACTCTTGGTGGAGTTGTAGAAGAAACGTCACCAACTGTCTTTTGGCAAATTGCCTTATCGGGAACAACGGGTATTGGCATTAGTCGTTCATACTCAGATAAATCAAAAAGCTCAAATAACACAAGCAAGCCAGATGATAACGGCCCACCAGACACTTTCGATAAGCCAGCATCCGGTGAAAATAGTTTTAGAACTGTCCTCAAAGGCGGCCTTCTTGCTAACACTTTTAATAAGGTCGTAAACGCAACCGACGCAGTCATGGGCGCGTGGGGTCAAGGAGCTGAAGGTGCATTTGGTCTATTGGAAGGTCTTGCCTCGACAGCTCAAAGATACAATACATCAGCAGTTAAGAACTATATCCCCGAAGAAAGCCCCGGCTCTAAATTAGCCTCTGCCGTAGGATTGGACTTCTCTCGATTTGGTTCGCAAAAGCCAAACGCAACCAACGGCTACGTAGAAATTCATTTGTTGCATAACTTTTTAAACTCATATTCACACTTGAAAGAAAACGACCCCGATAATGTTAGTCTTTATTTTGAATCACAAAAAGACAACATGCAGTGGCAGGTTATCGTAAAGAATTTTGGCTTTCAGAAAAACGCAGCACAGCCATATTTATACAAATACAATATCGTTTTGCAAGGTTTTGACCTGTCTCAAGTTGGCGGAGGCCCTAGAACCCCAGTAGACAGGTTTGGAGCAGATGGCGACCTCGGAAGCGTTAGCTCATTTACTCTTAGCGGAGCGAGCGAGCGTGCTCAGTCCTTAACACGTAAAATAAGCACAAACCCACTAGGGTTGATTGCTTCTAAACCACCAATTATTTGAGGCT